GCAGGAGATGGCGCTCAAGCGCGAGCGGATGCAGATGGAAATCCAGCTAGAGCGCGAGAAGATGCAACTTGAGATGGAACTGCGCCGTCAGGAGCTACAGGCTGAGGCGGAGCTTCGCGTTGCCAAGGCCGTCACTGACGCCGAAATATCAACTAACTTGCCGAGGGTTTAAAGATGCCGTTTACCTTTAGTGGCACTATGCCGACAGCAAAAGAGAAGGCAGAGGCGCAACAGCAGGCGGCAAAAATAGCCGTTGAGGGCGGCGAAGCCCTTGGGATGTCCCCTCTTGAATCTCAGGCAAGATATGGCACTCAAGGATTTGGCGGGCTAACACCTCAACAAGCGCAGGCGATCATAACAGGGTACAGCGGCGATGATAGGGGCGGGTACAGCGGCGCGTATCAGGACGCCGCAAGAGTAGCTCAACAAATACAAGCCCCATTTATCGCGCAACAGCAGTCTTTGCTACAAGATTACATCGCTGGCGTTGAGCGCCGTCAAGCTGGCCCTATGATGCCCGGCTGGATGGGAGGCATTCAGAGGATGAACCTCCGCAACCTTGGTGGTGCGCTCGGAGCCTTTGGCGCAATGGACCCCTTTGAGGCGGCGACAGCTATGCGTGACCGCGTTGTGACAAACGAGCTTGGTCAGGTTATCGGCGTCTATGATGAACGCGGCATATTAACGGGCCGCGACCCAGCGCGTGATGAGCGTGAGCGCCGCATGCAAGAGGGCGAGGGCGGAGCGCAACAGATGGTGGCGCCGTCACCCGTCACCGGCCAATGCCCAGAGGGTTACATATTTGACGAGGACTTGCAGGCGTGTCGGTTAGACACTGGCGTAGCTGAGCGGGTTGATTATACTGCCCCGCAGACATATGGCATGATGGGGCTGTTGGATAAGGTGCCGGAGGGCTTGCTTGGTTTTGCCAGCACTTATGGCACCGGCTTTGGCACACCGCAGGAATACGCATCGGCGAACCAAGCATTCAGACGCGCCAGCGGCACCATAACGCCACACCAAGGGTATATACCGCTATTATAATAGGGATAATAACGTGAATGAGGGACAAGCTAGAGAAAAGATTGAGCGATCTGCGAAGGCAGAGGCGTTACTACGCAATGAGATTTTGCAGGACGGCTTCGCTCATCTGGAAGAACAATTTATCGCGGCTTGGCGTGGCTCGGCAGTGGCTGACACAGAAAGCCGCGAGCGCCTATATCAACTTTTGCAAAATCTGGATGCCTTAAAGGGGTATTTTCAAAGCGTTATAGAGGATGGTAAGTTAGCGCAGATGCACCTTGACGAAATCAAGAGGCAATCCGATTTTAACAACAGACAGAGGTAATTTTCATGTCCGACAACTCGACAGAGACCGGAGAAATTTCAGTATCAGACGCATTAAGCCTTCTAAGCACCCCACCAGAGGACAATGCTGTGGAAGAGCAACCAGAGGCTCAGATTGAGTCTCAACCGCCAGAGACAGAGGCGCTAGAGGAGTCTGCGGACACGGCTGATGAAGCCCCCGAAGACGACTACGATGACGATGATGTCGATGAAGGCGAAGATGCCTACGAAGAGGATGACGAGGACGAAGAAGAAGAGGAACAGCTATATACCGTCAAGATTGACGGTGAGGAACACGCTGTCACCCTTGACGAGCTTCAGAATGGTTACTCTCGCCAGCAGGCATTTACAAAGCGCTCTATGGAGCTTGCAGAACAGCGCAAAGCCTTTGAGGCTGAGCAGGCTGAGACGCAGGCGCTGAGGGACGCTTACAAACAGCAACTTGATATGTTGCAAAGCCAAATCCAGCAGACAACTCAGCAAGAGCCTGACTGGAGAGCATTGGCCGAGACAATGAGCGAGCGCGATTTGTTCTTGTACAAGACCGAGTGGGATCAACAGAAAGAGTATCTCAAGCAGGTTGAGGCGGAACAACAGCGGATCGCGGCAGAGCAGTCCAAAGAGCAACAGGCAAAGATGCAGGAGCATCTGGCCCACCAGCGCGAGGACATGCTCAATCGGATTCCAGCTTGGCAGAACGAAGATGTCCGCAATGCCGAAAGGCAGGAGGTCATCAAGTACGCCCAGCGGCGGATCGGGTTCAGTGAGGAGGAGATTGCCAACGCATCTGATGCGCGGGCCATCGAACTGCTCTACAAGGCGTGGCAATGGGACAACCTTCAGGAGAAGAAACCTGTCGCCAAGAAGCGCACCCGCAAAGCCCCGAAGATGGCCAAGGCAGGCAAACCAACAACCAAGAGGCAGGTTGCCTCCAAGCAACGGCAACAATCGCTTGAGCGCCTCAGTAAAGAGGGAAGCGTTGATGCCGCAGTCAACTACTTGATGGGCAGATGACCCGAAGGAACTAGAAAATGACAACTTTCGCTACTAGCGCCGCCGTAGGTGAGCGCGAACAGCTCGCCGATGTAATTTATCGCATCGATCCTGCTGAAACGCCTTTTTTCTCAAACGTGAAGAAAGAAACATCAAACGGTATCTTTACCGAGTGGCAGACACAGGAACTTGCTTCTGCGTCAGGCACAAACTACGTCAACGAAGGCGCGGCTATCTCTACAGCGGCGGCTACACCAACCGTTCGTCTGGGTAACTACCACCAGATCAGCGTCAAGTCATTCGCAACATCTGGTACTCTGGATGCTGTCGATACTGCCGGGCGCGAACGTGAGCATAACTATCAGAAGGTGTTGAAGGCACTTGAGCTTCGCCGGGACATCGAGAAGAGCATCACGGACACTAACGTGGCCCGCTCTGGCTCAGACCCACGCAAGTCTGCGTCTCTGATGACTTGGATGACCAACGGTTCTGTTGGCGCATCTGGCGCGTTTGCAACAGGCGATGGCACAGACACCGTCACGGACGGAACTGACCGGGCGTTGACCCTTGCCCTCATTGAGGACGGCATGCAGGATGCGTGGACTGATGGAGGCAATCCGTCTATGATGCTCGCATCGGCGAGCAACCGGGCCAATTTCTCCGATCTCAGTGCATCTGGAAACCTCGTTTCTAACGATGTGAACATGACAGCCGCCAAAGAGGTCGCCTATGTCGGGTCTACCAGTGTGTTCTTGACCGACTTCGGCACCGTGGAGGCGACCCCGTCACGCTTCATGTCCAACGACAAGATGTTCCTGCTTGACCCCGAGTTTGCATCACTCTGCACACTCAACGGACGGAACTTCCAAGAGAAAGATATGGGTGACACAGGTGACTCACAGGCCACAATGCTCATCACTGAGTGGGCGCTGAAGGTTCTGGCACCAAAGGCACACGCAGGTATCTTCGACCTGTCAGGTTCCTAAGACTAATGAGGGGGCGGGCGACTGCCCCCTCTCTTCTTTGAGGGAAACAGATGAAGCGCTATCTTTACACCGACCCGCACACAAAGAAGGAAGTGACGATGGAGCAGGCCAGTGACGGCTCAACCATCATCCACCAGAAACAGCGGTTTGATGATCTCATTAAGGTCAACCGGCACATGTCCGGCGATTACTCCAAGGGTCAGATGATCGGTAACACTCAGCGTCACATGCAACATGTGGCTGAAATTCCGAATGTCGTGTATAATCACCTCTTACAGACGCTTGGCCCACCGCGCGAAAATCCAAAGGCGTGGAAGGCTTGGCTGAACGACCATCAGAACCGAGACTTTAGGACAGGCGGCGGCACATTATGAGCATCAGTACCTTTAGCGAACTGAAGACGTCTATCGCCAATTTCCTGGCGCGTGACGACCTAACCGCCCAGATACCTAATTTTATCCAGCTTGCCGAGGCGCGTATTGGGCGCGAGCTTGAGACGCGGGAACAGGAAAAGCGAGCCACAGCGGCGCTTGAGGTTGGCGATGAATATATCGCCCTCCCGACTGACCTGCGTGAGGTGCGTGAGGTAAAGCTCAACACCAACCCGATTACGGTTCTGGAGTACCAAAGCCCACACGGCTTGGATAAGAGCTACGGCAACACCGGCAACGGCAGGCCAAGAGCTTACAGCGTTGTCGGGCTTGAGATGAAAATGCGCCCTGTGCCTGACACGGCCTACACGGCTGAGATTGTCTATATCGGCAGTCTGGGCGCTTTGTCTGACGTGAACACACCAATTACATTTACGCGCCACCCAGACCTGTACCTTTACGGCGCATTGGCTGAGGCGTACACATATCTTCTCGATGAGGCGCGGGCAACGCAGTATGACGCGAAATTTACGCGCATCATTGAGGAGATTAAGGTTGACGAGGAGCGATCTCATTACGGCGTTGGGTCGCTCGCTATTCGGTCCGATTATCAACGCCAACAAGCATCGGCGGAGAGCTAAATTATGTCTGCAATGTCTGACTATCTTGAGAATGAGATTCTCGACCACATCCTTGGGACCGGCTCGTACACTATGCCATCGGCAGTCTACATCGGCCTGTCCACCGGCTCATTTGGTGACGACAACAGCGGCACCGAGCTTAGCGGCTCAGGCTATGCCCGCGTAGCCGCAACATTCAACGCGGCGGCTTCAGGAACAGCCGACAACGCCTCAGCAATTCAGTTTGCGGCGGCTACTGGCTCTTGGGGTAGCGTCTCGCACTTTGGAGTGTTTGATGCGTCAACGGGCGGCAACCTGCTGATGCACGGTGCGTTCACGACTGCAAAGACAATCGCGTCAGGCGATATCCTGAAGATTGATGCGGGTGATCTCGACATCAGCGCTGACTAAGGGGTTGCACCGTGGCAACACTTGAGCAACTAGACAATTGGGGGTCGATGGACAGCATCGACTCCTTTGGCACATTGGAGCAATTGGACAACCTAGCGCTTCAACAGCCAACCGCGTCTATTTCTCTTGCCGCCACAACCTCGGCCTCTATCCGGCGCCTGCTCGCCTTTGCCGCGTCTATCACTGGCGCCGCGTCAATCTCCGCATCTGCGTCCTTCATTGCGCGCTTTGCGGCATCGGTGTCCGCCGCGATTACGACATCAGCGGCTGTCCTGCGTATTCGGCCATTTGAGGCAAGCGCATCAATCGCCGCGACTACGTCAGGCGCATTTGCCCGTATACGAGCTGTCGCATCCGCTATTTCGGCGGCCATAACAGCGGCCAGTGGCAACGCGGTTACGTTTGTTATGTCATCCTCTATCAGCGCCTTGATTACGCAGTCAACGCGGGCCAAGGTGCTTGGCGAAGAGTGGACGGAGACAGCCGCTGGGTCTGAGACTTGGTCAGATGTCGCGCGTGGCAGTGAGACGTGGACAACATCCACAACAGGCAGTGAAAGGTGGGCGGTAAAATGATCCCTTTTGGAGAATGGGTTCCAGATCAGGCTGACTTGCTCAACGCTGGTGTGACTGTGGCGACTAACGTGTTGCCTGCGGCGAATGGCTATCACGCTATGAACAGCTTTGTGCCTTATAGCAACGCGGCCACCGGCACCATCAAGGGCATCTTCGCGGCCAAGGATAATGCGTCAAACACAAAGCTATTCGCTGGTGACGCGACCAAGCTGTATCTGCATGCGTCTGCGGATAACGATCTGGACGACATCAGCAAGGTTGGCGGCTACACGCTGACAGACTTTGAGCGCTGGCGCTTTGTGCAGTTTGGCGATGACATTATCGCCGCTGGTGGGGTCGGTGAAACGCCTCAGAAATTTAGCCTCGGCACGTCAAGCGTTTTTGCTGACCTCGGCGGCACACCTCCAAAGGCTGACTTTATCGCAGTGGTGCGTGACTTTGTGTGGCTCGCCAACGTGGACACGGGGTCGGGGCGTGTTCCATATCAGTGCTACTGGTCTGGGTTTAACGACCCGACAAGCTGGACCGCTGGCGTCAATCAGAGCGATTTCCAGAACCTGCCGGATTCAGGCGCCATCACCGGCCTTGTCGGCGGGGAGTATGCGACAATCCTGACAGAACGCGCCATCTTCCGAGCCACCTACACAGGCCCGCCATTGATCTGGCAGTTTGATAAGGTTGTATCCGAGCGCGGATGTGCGTTTAAGGAATCCGTCTGCAATGTGGGCAATTTGGTGTTCTTTCTGGCCAATGACGGCTTCTACGCCTTTGATGGCCAGCGCGCCACGCCGATTGGATCAGAGAAGGTTAACGAGTTTTTCAAGCAGGATTTTGACTCTAACTATGACTATCGGATGAGCGCGTCTGTTGACCCTATCAATGAGGTGGCGATGTGGTCATACACTTCAACGCAGTCGCCGTCAGGTCAGCCGGACAAGATCATCATGTACAATTACGTCCTCAACAAGTGGTCTCTGGCCGAGGTTGAGGCGGACCTGCTTTCCCCTATTTTCTCTTCTGGATACACCGTTGACGCGCTGGACAACTTGTCGGCCACTGTTGACGGCCTGAGCATCCAGCTAGATAGCCGGTTTTTTAAGGGCGGCCAGTACACATTTGGCGGCGCATACGGCAACAAGATTTACACCTTTTCGGGCGCACCGCTGACGGCGACCATCGAGACGTCAGAGGTGCCGGTGTCTATGGGCAAGAACTCCATCGTCACGCGCATTTACCCATACTATGAAGACGGCACTGTCACGATGGCGGTTGGCACCCGAAACACACAAGCGAGCCAGCCCGTATTCACCAGCGCCGCCTCACCTAATGACGCGGGCTTCATACCGTTTCGCTCGCAGGGGCGCTACCACAGGGCGCGGATGACGCTATCCGGCGGCTGGTCCAAGGCGCTGGGCATTGACATAGAGGCGCGGGAGATCGGCAGGCGATGACAACCGAACAGCGCACAACCAACTTTCGCAGGCTGAACCCTGTCACCGCCACCACTCGAGAGATCGCCGAGGTTCTAAACCGCACGATTGACGGCGGCCTGAACAGTGTCGGCTATGTGACGTTCCCCGCGAACACAACACAGACAACGGTGAGCGAGCCGAGATACTCAGTGTCTAGCTTGGTGTTTTTTACGGGTGTGGACCACGATCCGTGGCATCACAACCCATATATTGATAGCTCAAGCACTGATGGGACTATGGTAATCAATCACGACAATCAGGGGCATGATGCACCATTTGCCTACCTTATTATCGGCTAATAATAGAGCCGCGCATGAATGGAACCGTTGCAGGCGCTGGATTTCTGACGCTTTGGAATATGCTGGCGGCTCACACACTATGGACGATGTGGCTGAGGCAGTCTGGTCTGGGAAAGCACAATTCTTTCCTTTGGAAAAGTCTGCTATAATCACAGAAATCGTTGATTACCCGCAGAAGGCTATGTGCCGCATCTGGTTAGCGGGCGGCGATCTGGATGAATTGATGGACGCAGAAATATCTATTGCTCATTGGGCAAAGATACACGGATGTGACGGAATGGAGATCATAGGCCGGAAGGGCTGGTCTCGGCAACTCAAAGACTACCGTGAGAGCGCGGTTGTATTGACAAGGAACTTTAGCGATGAGTAAAGGCGGCGGAACAACACGGCAGGTGACGCAGACCCTAACGGACCCAACCACGGCACCGTTCAAGGAGTTTGGCCTATCTGAGGCGAAAAAGCTGTATGAGACAGGCCCGATGCAGTATTACCCCGGCCAGACGGTTGTGGGCTTCTCGCCTGAGTCACAGATGGCTTTGTCCGGCTTGAGACAGCAGGCCATACAAGGCTCACCATTTATTGGCGCCGTTCAAGATGTTGTGATGCAGAACCTTATGGGGACCAACCCGCTACAGTCTGCCGCGTTCCGCCCCGCCATTCAGGCGGTTGAGGCGCAGGCGGCTAAGGCTGGGCGCTACGGCTCTGGATACCAGCAGGCGGCAGTCGCTGAGGCGTTGGCGCCTATGGCGTACCAAGCCCAGCAGGAGGCCATCAGGCAGGCGCCTATGGCCCGCCAGTTTGGGTTCGCTGACCTTGAGACGTTGGCAGGCGTTGGCGCCGCCAGAGAGGCTCAGCAACAGGCAGAGCTTGCGGCTGATATTGAGCGCTTCCAGTTTGAACAGCAGGCACCGCAGGCCGCGTTGGCAAACTACCTCGCATCGGTTCAAGGCGGCCAGCTTGGCCAGCAACAGATCACACCGTATTACCGACAGCCAGCTCTGTCGGCGCTTAGCGGCGCTATGGGCGGCGCGGGCATTGCTGAGGCCTTGGGGTCCACTAGCCCAATGTACGCCCTCGGCGGCGGCTTGCTTGGCTTGCTTGGCGCATAGGAGAGATTGATGGCTAGAAGACCTGTAGAAATGGCGTTCCCTAGCGGCGATATAATGCGCCGCTCTGCGACACCGCGCATTGTAACTGACTTTGGCAGGCGCGGGGTTCAGGTTACTCCGGCCTCGACTATTACTGAGAGCGTTTTGCCAACCCCATCTTTTGCTGATGTTATGGCGCGTCAAGCCGCCGCTCGTCAGGCGAGAGCGTTGCAGATGCAACAGCAAGCACGTCCATCAATGGTCGATGGCGGCCCTCAGCTTCCACCACCGCCCCAGCGCAGTGGCTTGTCTTTCACGCCACAAAGTCGCGGCATGTTGGCCGGGGCGGCGGCTGGCTTGCAGTACGCTGGCCCACAAGCTCAGCCAACCTCATTCGGTCAAGGTCTGGGCGTTATGGGTCAGGCGGCAATGGAGGCTTTTGATGCGGCAAAGGCGGCAGAAGCAAAGCGCCAAATGGCGGAAATCGAGCTTGGCCTCAAGGCCAGAGAGGTGGCGGCGAAAGAGGCTAAGGGCGCACAGCCTTTTACGGGGACCAGCATGACGGCGCAATCCTTTAGAGTTTTGTTGGACCTGTCCCCCAAGATGGAGTCTGGCAGAGCGACCTCACAAGAAGAAATGACGTACCGCCTTGCCTATGGCCACCTTGCGCGTCCAAAGGTGGAGACCAGAGAAACTGATGAGGGGGTTGTTACTGCAAAGGTTCCGCCGATAGACTTGTCTGGGTTCTACACGCCAGAGGGCTTCTCTGCGGAGCCAGAAATAATTGGAGAAACAAAAGCTAAATTTACCGGCGAACAAAACAATGCCGCCGCATTTGCTAATAGAATGGTAGACGCGACATCCACATTTGAAGACCTTGTGGCGGGCGGATATGACCCTACAAATTTCAGGGATTTCGCGGCGGGCAATTTGCCTAGAGGGCTTTCTGGTTTTGCCTTAACCCCAGAGGGCCAACAATATTTGGCGGCAAAAAAGAACTTTATTACTGCTGTTTTGCGTAAAGAGTCAGGGGCCGCGATTTCTGTTGCTGAATTTGAGACAGAGGACGTCAAGTATTTCCCCCAGCCCGGTGACACCTCTGCGACTGTGGAGTTAAAGAGAAAAGCTAGAGAAAAAGCCGTTGAAAGTATGAAAGCTCAATCTGGGCCTGCATATGATGTGCTGTTTGGCTCTGGCGGACAAGACGAAGGCATACCCAAGGGATCAACCTTCATAAAGAGGTTTGACGGGGTCTCTTATTATCAAACGCCCAAGGGCAAAATATTGGCGGTGGAATAAATGAGTATACGCGAAGCTACACAAGAAGAGATCGCCGCGCTTGGGCTTGTTAATGGCGCTGACGTGGCGGGCGAACAGTTTGACCCTATAGAATTTGCGACAGGTCTAGCCAGATCAATTGGGCAAGGGGTTACTTTTGGCTTTGCCGATGAGGCAGAGGCATACGCCAGAAGCTTTCTTGGGGACGAAAACTATAAAGAAGCAAGGGACGCAATCCGTGCCGACCTTGAAAAATTTCGCGGTGAATATCCGTTCACTGCTTATGGCTCTGAAATTGCCGCGTCTATGATTATGCCGGGCGGTTCGATTAGGACGCTTACGAAAGAAGGGATCAGGCAAGCCGCGAAAAAAACTGCGGCAGGCTCTGCTCTGTATGGCGCTGGTGTGGCGGAAGAGGTTGAGGATGTACCACTAACTGCCGCCACAAGTGGGGTCGCGGGATATGGCCTCACGAGAGCCGCGCCATCCATTGTCGCTGGCGCAAAAGAGCTTGCCGCACGAGGCGTTCCTTTGACTGCGGGGCAAAAATTTGGCGGCGTCTTGGGCGGAATTGAAGAACGTCTAACCGGATTGCCTGTGACTGATTTCTTTGTTGGCGGCGCCAGAATGCGCGGCGTCAGAGGGTTTGAGCGAGCCGCGTATAATGAGGCTCTTGAGCCTATTGGGAAGAGGCTCCCAAAGGGCTTGTCCGAAAGAGGCGCATATATTAAGGCCGAAGAAATCATAGGCAAAGAATACGCCGACACACTAAAAGGCGCAGTCATCCCAACGCCTGAATCACTGACTAAATATGCGGACACAAGCTTGGCGTTTTTAACCGCTGGGCTTCCCCAAAAAGAGCAGGACTTGCTTAAAAGAATAATTGAAAGAGAAATCACGCAAAGGTCTGCGAATGGGAAGCTTTCTGGGGAAGCTTTTAAAGACGCCCAAAGCGCTATCCGCAGAGAGGCATATAAATTTATGACCTCTTCAGACGCATATCAAAGGGGGCTTGGAGAGGCGCTATCAGATGTCGCTGACGAGCTTACAAACGCTTTGGCCAAGTCAAACCCAGATAAGGCCGCGCGTCTTTCTAAAGTGGATGCGGCTTATTCTCGGTTCAAGCCGATGCAAATGGCCGCTGGCGCAAAGGGGCAGGCAGGCGCAGTCACCCCCTCAAAGCTATTAGAGAAGGTTTATTCTCAGTCTCGCCGCGCGCCGTCAGTTCTCGCCAGAGGTGAGGGCCGCATGCAGGAGCTGGCCGAAACTGGCGTAGATGTATTGGGGTCAAAAATTGGAGACCCCGGCACTGCTGGTCGGCTAATGCTTGGTGGCGCCCTTCTTGGCGGCGGTGCTGTTTACGACCCCGTAACCACTGCATTAACGGCTGGTGGCCTTGGGGCAATATATTCTAGGCCCGGTCAGGCTGTTATGAGAGGCGCGGCAGTTCCAGCGGTTTCAGCGGCAATGCGCCAGCCCGCCAGCGCCGCCCTTTTGGCGGAGCCTTTGGCGGAGGGAAGAACGCGCGGCCTGCTAGACGCTTACTACCCCTAGCCCCGCCCATATGTTAAAATCAGCGCCAAGCAGAGGAGCGCTTCATGAGCAAAGATAAACTCACCGACTACGATCCGGTAGCCGCCAACAACACCGACTGCGGCGGGATCAACCTGTCCGAAGGCGTGATGGTCCCTTCGGATTTGAATAACTTTGCGCGGGAGATCATGAGCCACCTCGCGGACTTTGCTGACGGCACAACCGGCGTTGACGTTTTAACGCTACAGGACGATGACGCCAGCGCGTCTATCAAGCTACAGGCGCCATCAGCAGTCACGACAACCACGACATTCACACTGCCAGACGGTGACGGATCAAACGGCCAAGTCCTGAACACTGACGGCTCTGGCCAGCTTGGCTGGGCCAGCGCATTCTCTTCGGGCATGCTCATGCCATACGCGGGCGGCTCAGCACCTAGCGGCTGGCTCTTGTGTTACGGTCAGGCGATTAGCCGCACAACCTACGCGGCGCTGTTCTCGGCCATCGGCACAACCTACGGAACGGGCGATGGCTCCACCACGTTCAACGTGCCGGACCTGCGCGGGCGTGTCATTGCCGGTCAGGACGATATGGGCGGAACCTCCGCTGACCGCCTCACCAACCAGTCTGGCGGCTTGGACGGCGACACGTTGGGCGCTACAGGCGGCTCTGAGACGCACACACTGACCGAGGATGAGCTTGCGGCTCACAGCCACTCACTTGGCACAAATGGCCGTGTTCAGGTCGGCAACGATAATGGCGAGGCCTACTCAGGCAAGTGGGTTAGTGGCTCTGGTAGCACAATCACATATTCAACCGAAGAGACTGGCTCTGACACAGCTCACAACAACGTCCAGCCGACCATCGTTCTTAACTACATCATCAAGACATAACGAGGGGCTGACATATGGCCAAGGATAAGATTGCCGACTATGACGGGGCAACCGCTGGGAACAACACCGACATTGGCGGGATTTCAATTGCCGAGGGCATGCTCCCCAGCGCTGTCAACAACTCTATGCGAGAGCTTACACGCCAGCTAGGCGCGTTTGCTGACGGCACTGAGGGCATTGACGTCCTGAACCTTCACGATGATGACGCAAGCGCCTCCATTAAGCTCCAAGCGCCCGCAACGGTCACGACCACCACAACCTTTACCCTTCCGGACGGTGACGGGACCAGCGGCTATGCCCTTGTAACAAACGGCTCCGGTCAGCTTAGCTGGGCGTCTGCTGGCGGCATTGCGAATGTTGCGGACGACACCACACCCCAGCTTGGCGGCACGCTTGACCTCAATAGCCAGAACATCACAGGCACAGGCAACATAAACATAACTGGCTCAGTCACCAGCGATGGGCTGACTGTTGATGGTGCAAGTGTATTTAATCAGGCGGCGTCCGACCAGTCTGGTGGTGCGGCAGTTAAAGCAAACGGCACGGCTTATGGCACTAATAAGTCTATCCACGCATATATGAATACAAGCAATGCGGCCAAGTCGTTAATTTACGCAGAGAATGGTGCTGGTTCTGTCTTTAATGTTGATGGCTCTGGCGACATCAGCTTCTACGACAGCACAGGCGTAACGCAGGGTCTGTTCTGGGATGCCTCGACACAGCGGCTTGGGCTGGGAAGTACGAGTCCTTCTGCTGTTTTAACAGTATCTGGCAGTCTTGGTACTAATTGGGCAGGTCGTTTTCAAAACACAAGCGGTTCTGGCTATGGTGTTTTAGTTATAACAGCGGGTAGTACAGCAACCCAAAAAGCATTTGAAGTTCGCAAGAACACATCTGATACAGCAATGCTAATTGATGGTGCTGGCAACGTGGGCATCGGAGTGTCAACACCATCCGGTAAACTGCATTTGAGTGAAAGCGGTGCTACAAACCAAGCCGCCACGATTTTTTCTCTTGATGGTTACCACAGCACCTTCGGCGCAAACCTAGCTAAAAGTTCAGGCACATACACCACACCGGCTGTGAGCCTTTCTGGTGGTGGATGGGAATATCAGCCAGTCAATAGTTTGAATGGCCACGGCCATATGATTTATTTGTCTGCGCCCGACACAAACAGTTCGGCTGCGACACCTCTGGAAAGACTTCGAATAGATAACAGTGGCAATCTGCTGGTGAGCAAGACAAGTGCATCGGTAGCTAATGACGGAATACAGCTTGAAGCGTCTGGCACATTAGGTGTGACACGCACTAATGATGATGTTGCAATCTTCAACCGTAAGTCCAGCGATGGAAATATTGCAGTGTTCCGCAAGGACAACACCGAAATTGGGAGTATACAAAGTTTCGCTGGCACTTATATGATTCTGCGGTCTGGCGGCAATGTTTTGTATCTTGACGATAATGTTCAAGCCTACACAGACAATACTTGGGATATGGGTGGGCCAAGCAACCGCTTCAAAAACGGCTATTTCAGCGGAGAAGTGCAAGCACAGTTTTTCACTGGCAACGGTGATACTGACACATATATGGATATTTCCAGCAATCCAGCGAACACCATAAAGTTTTATACTGGCGGTAGCGAGAGAGCGAGGCTGACATCGGGTGGTGAATTTCTCGTGGGCCAGACAACCAGTCAAGCCCACCTAAATACCGCAACAGGAAATGGCTTCAGCGTTAATTCTGCTGGTGCGATTCATCAAGGCACCAGCGGCGAGTCGATGATATTAAATCGGCGAGGCAGTGACGGAATTATCACCAGATTCCGGCGTGAGGGGAACACTGTAGGCTCTATCAATGTCACCACATCCGGCACAACCTACAACACAACCTCAGACATCCGCTTGAAGCAACACATCGAGCCGCTAGAAGCCACCGACAAGCTGATGGCTATGAACCCAGTGTCGTACAACTGGAAGGCTGACCCTGACGGCCCACGTTCTATGGGCTTCATTGCACAAGAGATGCAAGATGTAATGCCAGAGGCTGTGGCTGTTGGCGATGATGAAGATGCGATGATGAGTATGGACTATGGACGCATCACACCGATATTGGTGTCTGCGTTGCAAGATGCACATCGGAAGATTGAACAACTGGAACAGCGTCTCGCTGATATGGAGAGTAAATAATGGCTGTATCTTTAGGGCCGACTGGCCTCACACTTGGCACAGATTTGCTAGACGATTATGAGGAAGGCTCTTGCACGATAAGTGTCAAGGCTTGGTCATCTAATCCAACAAGCATCCCTACATTTACAGCGTACTACACCAAAATAGGTAATCGCGTAATTGTAAACGGTCAAGTAAATAGCGGCTTAAACACAAGCGGAGGAAGCGGTCAACTTTATTTCGATGGCTTACCATTTACGGCTGTTGGCAGCACATATTCACACGCTGTTCTTTCTTTCAATGGGATGGCTGATTATGCAACCGCAACAGATACTCCGGTAGGACTTGTTGCTTCAGACCAAAAAATAAACATGTACTCTATGGGTGACGAGACAGGTTGGGGCGATTTAGTGATTATAGCCGGAACCAATTACGGCTGCGGGTTTACCCTGACATATGAAACAGCCTCATAAAGGAGACGAAAGTGGCACTTACAGAAGAAACAATTCAAGACAAGATTGAGATTGTCGGCGAGTTCAAACACGTTCAAGTGAGGACCGCGACAGTCATCAAGCGTGATGGCGTTGAGATTAGCCGTGCTTTCCATCGGCATGTTGTGACGCCAGATGCGGACATCAGCGGTGAAAGCGCAGAGGTGCAAGCAATTTGTGCGGCGCTTCACACGCAAGAGATTAAAGATGCGTATGCGGCGCATGTAGAGGAAACACGGCAAGCGCCAAAGAATTTAGGAGCAAACTGATGGCAAACACATATGCGTGGGCATTTAATTTTGATGTCTGTAACCAACCGCAAAAAGGACACGCTGACTGCATCAGCACTATTCACTGGCGCATCACCGCTACCAGCGACAGCGTAGTCAATGAAGAAGGCAACCCTCTGTCTGTCAGTGCTTACGGCACTGCGGCAGTAGAGACACCAGAGGAAGGTTGTCCTGACTACGTTGCCTTCGATGACATCACACCAGAGTGGGCGAAGGAAAAGACACTGGCATCGCTCGACAAGACAGAGGCTGAATTGCAGGCTGTTCTCGATGAGCGGATGGCTGAGATGGCA